AAGCCTTTTTAATATGGCTGAATAGGTTATCTCTTTGGTTGATATAATACCATTAAAAATGGATTTTCGCCTTGAATAATACTATTTATTTTGAATTAATGTCAAATAGGGAGAGAATTCATGTCTAGTTTACTTGGTGAAGCCATCGTCGATGCCAAAGCATTGCGCACAAGCGCGCTAAAAAATGCCGAAAGCACAATTATTGAGAAATATTCGGACGAAGTTAGAAAGACCTTGGAACAGCTTTTAGAACAAGAAGAAGAAGCACTGGATATGCCACCCCTCGATGCTGAGGCTGATGCTGGAGCCCCCGAGCTAGCACCAATGCCCGATGATCCGATGGCCGAGACCCCCGAAGCCATTCCAGTTACAGAGGACGACATCCCTCTCGCGGCCACCGATGGGCTAGCTGAAAATGAGGGTCACAATCTTTCTGATCTCCCCGACCCCGGCGAAGATATAGAAGTTACCATCGATCTTGGAGCCCTCCAAGAGTCTATCGAGGCCCTCGCGAACTCCTTAGATGAAGATATCGACATAGCACCCCTACTGGACGAGGATATCGAAGAAACAATTGAAGAAATAGACGTCACTGTTGACGACGAAGCCGACGAAGAAGAGGCAGACTCGAAAGCCATGGCAGGCCTCGCCAACCTTGACGAAGATAGTATTGACACCGAGGCCATCGTCGACGCTGTAGTAGAAAAGTTGAATGTCGACACCGGTTTTGAGCTTTCGGGCTGGGCCGGCCGCCCAACGAGCCAGCTTAAGCTTGGCCAACAGCGCGAGTTAGCTGGAGCAGCCTCAACACCCACGGAAACGACCGACGAAGAAGTCGAGTTGGATCCAGAACTTGAATTAAACGAATCAATTACTGAACTTGAAGATGAAAACAATTCACTGAAGGCTCAGTTAGATAAATATAAGTACGCTATTGGAGAGATTAAAGAAAACCTCTATGAGGTTAATCTTTCTAATGCTCGCTTACTATACACGAACCGTGTTTTAAGAAATTCCTCCTTAAATGAGCGACAAAAAGATAAAATTGTCGAAGCGATTTCCACCGCCGGTTCGGTTACAGAAGCCAAAACCATTTTTGATACGCTTCAAAGCACAGTGGAAGCCAAGCCCCCGAGGCAAAGCCCACAATCACTGAGCGAAGCGATCGGCCGCCGGTCTTCTGTTATCCGGGCGACTCGTCAAGAGTCGTCACAACCCAGCGATCCATTCTCCGATAGAATGCGTCGTTTAGCTGGAATAAAATAATCATAATTTATAAAAAAAAGGAGGTGATTTAAAATGTCTAGTATTATCGAAAGATTGACCGAAGGTATGGTCAATCGTGATATGCGAGCAGAAGGTTCAGCTCTTCTTTCTAAATGGGAGAAGACTGGTCTTTTGGAGGGCCTTAGTGGAGACACTAAGCGCAACTCTATGGCTCGCTTGCTTGAAAATCAAGCAAAAGAACTACTTCGCGAGACTTCGACAATGAAGGGTGGAGATGTTGAGGGCTTTGCAGCCGTCGCGTTCCCCATCGTTCGTCGTGTTTTCGCTGGCCTGATTGCAAACGAACTCGTTTCCGTTCAGCCAATGAGTCTGCCAAGCGGTCTCATTTTCTTCTTGGATTTCACTATGTCAAGTAATGGTGCGGGTCTTCCGCGTCTGGGATATGGTGATCCTCAAGGAACAGAGCGCTCACTTTACGGTGGTAACGTCGTAGCAGCCGAGTTGACTGGTGGTGTTGATCTTGCAACTACCAACGCAGAAAGAGGACCCTATAACCTGAACAACGGTTATGCGTCTCCAACTGGCTCTGGTCAACTTGGTGTCATTACATTCATTAGTTCTAGTGTCTACAGCTCTTCTGCTGGTGATATTGCGAACCTGTGTGAGTATGATCCTGAGCTTGAGTCGCAGTCTGGTACTGCTACTGTTGCTATCGCTACTATCGACCTTAGTCAACTGACCGACTTTGATGCATCTAATGGTAACCGTGATCTGAATGCTATTATTCTTTCAGGTGCTAACGGCTCCGCCGGTTTCGGTAAGATCTATAACACCGGTTCTAGCACTGGTGGTGTACAGTTGAAGCGTCTTACTCGTATTACGGGTTCTGGTGCAACAACTCACGCACTTATCGTTGCTGCATCGTATGACGGTAGTTGCAGTGCAGCCGAGTTGGCTGAAGCTCTTACTGGTTCTACTGGTGACGACTCAGGTGGCACAGGTACCGTAGGTACTCTGATGTCTGGTTCTTGGCCAATCGTTGACGACTTCATCGCCGGCGGTGCTCTCGGTTCTGTGATCGGTGACGATCCATGGGGCTTGGAAAACAACCAAAACATCCCAGAAATTGACATCAAAGTCGATTCCGTGGCTGTGACGGCTGTGACCAAGAAGCTCAAGGCTAAGTGGACACCGGAGTTAGGTCAAGACCTTAACGCCTACCACAACCTTGATGCTGAGGTTGAGTTGACAAGTATCCTTTCGGAGCAAGTTGCTCTCGAAATCGATCAAGAGATCCTTGAAGATCTAATCCGTGGCGCTCGTGCCGGTACTAAGTACTGGGCCCGCTCTCCAGGTCTCTTTGTCAACCGCGACACAGGTGCAGAAATTGGTGCCACAACCAAGGCTCCCGATTTCACTGGTACAGTGTCAGAGTGGTACGAGACTCTCGTTGAGACAATCAACGATGTTTCTGCTGCAATTCACCGCAAGACTCTTCGCGGCGGAGCTAACTTTATTGTCTGCGGACCTGAAGTTGCTAACGTCCTTGAGTTTACTGCTGGCTTCCGTGCTTCCGTCACTAGTGACGACGAGCGTGGCTCCATCGGTGCTGTGAAGGTCGGAGCCCTGACCAAGAAGTTCGACGTATACGTTGATCCATACTTCTTGCGTAACTTGGTGCTCGTTGGCCGTCGCGGATCTTCTTTCCTTGAAAGCGGATACGTGTACGCTCCATACGTCCCACTGCAGACCACACCAACTATCTTCGGACCAGAAGACTTCGTGCCTCGCAAGGGCGTGATGACTCGGTACGCTAAGAAGATGGTGCGTCCTGATATGTACGGCCTTGTCGTTGTGCGTGGCATGATCGGTGAGAGTGGCGGTACCTGATAAATAATCAGTTACCCTGACTTTAAAAGAGTCCCCTCGTTTCGGCGAGGGGGCTTTTTATTTTGGAAGAAAAAGTAAAAAAGCCGATCTATCAGATTTTTTCGCCGGTAAATTTTTGAGATTTTCACTTTTGTTGGAGACGAAACTATTTACTAAGTACCTTTACACATATAGGAGAATATATCATGGGTAAGAAATGGAAACGTATTTTGAGACTGAGGAGAAACGCCGGCGCTGCTGCTGTTGAGGAGGCCCCGGGGGAAACTCCAGTAGCCGCTGTCGCAACACCGGCAACTAAGCCAGTTAAAGAAGCGATTGAAGAAGCCGACGCACCGGTGCTCAAGGGAGCCTCCAAGGGTTCTGCGAAGACCGCCACCTCCGCAAAGAGTACGAAGACGGCCAAATCTTCCAAAACCTCTAAGCGCGGAACCAAGAACAAGTAATCACCACAGGAGGGTTGATGAATGCCTACAAATTTAAGCCCATTATCAACCACCAGCGCGGTTGTACTAACCTCAACGGGTTCCACCACAGATGTCACCGGTGCATGTCCATTCGGCATATATACGGCTTCCGCTGGTTTTATTAGTGGGGCGGTTGATCAGGTTGCGTTCGTCTATAAAAAATTAGGCGGCGATGTAGTAGATATCGAGATTACCACGGCGAATGTTTATGCGGCTTATGAAGAGGCTGTTTTAGAGTATTCGTATATTGTTAACCTTCATCAAGGAAAGAACGTTCTTTCAACAGCCCTTGGGAACACAACCGGAACCTTTAATCATGACGGTACCTTGTTGTCGGGACCCGTGAGTGGGAACTTGCGCTATCCACGCTTTCAAGCTTCGTACGCTAGTAAAGTGGGGGATGGAATGTCAGCAATTGCCGGGTTTGGAGGCACGTTGCCTCAATATTCTGCGTCCTTTACACCCAAGTCAAAACAACAAGACTATGATTTGCAGACAATCATCAATGCTGCCTCTACTAGCGGTGTCGACGAGAAAGGCAACGCCGTTCCCTTTGCCGGCAAGGTCGATGGTAAAAGAGTGATTGTTACCAAGGTGTTCTTTAGGACTCCTCGTTCTATGTGGCGCTTTTTTGGATATTATGGGGGTTTAGGGGTCGTTGGAAATATGACCACTTACGGCCAATTCGCCGATGACTCGACGTTTGAACTTATTCCGACGTGGCAGAACAAAATGCAAGCGATAATGTATGAAGACAATATCTTTACGCGCACATCCCATTATTCCTATGAGCTAATCGACAACAAACTCCGACTTTATCCCGAACCGGGCCACTGGGACTTCAGTGACCTTGACAGCATGTGGGTTAGGTTTTATGTTCAAGATTTGGAGGTATTTACATCCAATTCCGGCTATGACGATGGAGTGGAGGGCGTTAATAATATGAACACCCTTCCTTTCGATAATATTCCGTATGCTAATATCAATGCTATCGGTAAACAATGGATTAGGAAGTATTGTCTCGCATTATGTAAAGAGATGCTAGCGCAAATTAGAGGAAAGTTTACCACGTTGCCTATTCCGGGCGAGAGTGTAACCCTAAATCACCAAGAACTGCTGAGTCAAGCAAAAGATGAGCAACAACAGCTAAAAGATAAGTTATCGGAGATGCTCAAAGAGACAGAATACAAGGAACTGGTCAAATACGATTCCGAATCGGCAGATGCTACCCAGAATGTATTTAAGAATTCTCCTTTACCGATTTTTGTGGGGTAGATTGAATGTCAAACGAATGGGAAAGACCGAAATCACCACCGCCACCTCTCTTCTTAGGTAAGAAAGAGCGTGATCTGGTAAAGCAAGTCAATGACGAGCTTATTGAAAAAGTAATTGGGCAACAGATCTTATACTATCCTATTGATCTAGAAGCGACCGACTTTCATGGCCTATACGGGGAGGCAATAGAGAAGACATATTTGCCCCCAGTTCGAATTTATGCGCTGGTCGAGTTCAATGACGAGGCAACGTCGTATCTCTCTGCAGTCGGCATTGACACCGATTCCACCATCACGGTTCATTTCCATAAGAGGCGATTAACGGAAGATCAGGATCTGTTTGTGCGCGCCGGCGATTTTATTTTGTATGGTAAAATATATTATGAGATAGTTAAATTGTCCGAACCTCGAAAGCTATTCGGTCAAGTTGACCACACTTTTGAAATAACAGGCACCTGTCGCCGTGCAAGAAGAGGATTATTCGATGCTACCTGATGATTTTGACTTCGCCCAACTACCTCTGGGTGCCACCGATACCACTCTAGAAGAGATAGGGATGCTTTCATCCACTATCGAGACGATTGACTATGCAATTACTTCATGGGTTAAAGAAGATCTCGACTTAAGTGCCAAAACGAATGCCGGCTACACGAATGTGCCGGTTTTTTGGCAGACGCCGGAGCGAGCATACCAAATAAAAGCTAAACGAGAGTTGCGAGACACACAGGGTTCTCTTATTTTGCCCGTCTTGAGTATTGAGCGTACGGGGATCACCAAAGATCCGGAAAGAAAGGGTAGTTATCAAGCACACATCTATGAAGAGGGTCAAAAAGGACGAGCCGGCCGAATGGTGATTGCTCGCAAAATCAAACAAGATAAAACTCGAAACTTTGCAGTCGCAGACGGCACGCGCACCAACACTGGCGGAAAACTTCAAAACTATTATCCCCGAATAAACAAAAAGGTGGTTATCCAAAGTTTGTCTATCCCCATCCCGGTGTATGTGAATGTGGAATATAAGATTGTTATCAAGACAGAGTATCAGGAACAGATGAACCAGATAGTACAGCCATTTATGACTCGTACTGGTCAGATTAACTCATTCCTTCTGCGGAGGAATGGCCATATCTACGAAGCGTTTATAGACCAGAACTTTACCCACGCTAATAACATAGCGGATCTTGGAGATGAACTAAGGGTCTTTGAAACAACCATTAATATCAGGATCTTAGGCTATCTCATCGGAGAGGGGGAAAACGATGATCGGCCCATCGTAAGGGTGGACGAGAGCGTGGTCGAAGTCACCTTCCCGCGGGAGTCATCTCCTCTTCCTGGCCAACCCGGCTTTTTGGAAGACTAATTCAGGAACTAAACCTTATTTTCTACTTTTGGTTCATCCTTTTGGAATCCCAAATACTATTTAAGTAATGATTGTGACGTCTATAAGACAATAAATATTTATGAGGATTGCCAAATCATGTCAGTAAAGAAATTTAAGTTTGTCTCCCCTGGAGTTTTCATTAACGAGATTGATAACTCGTTTATCCCCCGCTCGCCGACAGAGATCGGCCCCGGGGTTATCGGCCGAGCCAGAACCGGATTGGCCATGCAGCCTGTTAAGGTGGAATCGTATTCCGAGTTTGTAACCATGTTTGGTGATACAGTACCCGGCGCAGCAGGCGGTGATGTATTTCGTAACGGCCTCGACACCCAGTCGCCCGTATATGGCACATATGGAGCTAAAGCGTTCCTGAACGCAGGAATCGCACCACTCACTTATGTGAGAACCCTCGGACACCAACATCCCGACGCCGAAGACGCGACTGCTCCCTATTTTTCTTCCCAGGCGGGATGGAGAACGGAGAACCTGCTTACCACCGCACAAGGTGGTGGCGCCTACGGTCTCTTTATTGGAGCGTCCGGAACAATGCCACCAAGCAGCGGTAGCGATGCCGCAGCCGGCCTAACAGGAAGCTTGGCATGTATTTGGTATCTGGAATCGGGCCTGATGATGCTTTCAGGAACTACGATTGGATCCAGTTCTGCGGCCAGCCGCCTAAATTATAAGGGAGTGGGTACCGTTATCTTATCGGACGGCGACGGCGTGTTTAAGGCCACGCACCTCGACGGCAAGGGGGACTCAAAATCCTATGAATTCACCATGGACAATACCAATAGCAAGTTTGTCAGAAAAACATTCAACACTAATCCGATGTTATATATATCGGGAAACTTCTACCCAACGTCCTCCGAACAATCTTATTGGCTCGGAGAGTCCTACGAGCAAGAAATACGAGACTTATTAGGCAACAATGTCTCCCAGACATGCTGGGGCGCCATCGTGCCGATCCACCTCAGCAGCAGTACTGACACATCGCCTGCGAACCGTCTAGGTTCTAATTGCGCCGCCCGTGAAGCAGTCGCCGGCTGGATGATCGGACAAGACACGGAACTCGCCGGCGACTTCAACCCCGCTACTACCCAAAAGCTTTTCCGCTTGATTGGCCGCGGCCATGGTGCATGGTTGAACAAGAATGCTAAGATCTCGATTTCCAACATCCGCCAATCTAACACGAGCACTACCGACTATGGTAGTTTCTCGGTTCTTATTCGCGCAATGTCGGATTCCGACAATGCTGTGCAGATTCTCGAGCGCTATGATGAGTGTTCCCTCGATCCGACTTCACCTAACTATATCGCCCGCAAGATTGGCGATCGGTATACAACATGGGATGAGACCGAGAAGAGATTAAAGGAATACGGTGAATACCCTAACCAATCCAAGTATATCTATGTTGATATGAACGGAGACGTCGCCGCCGGCGCAACCGGCCTGGAGAAACTGCTTCCATTCGGCTACTATGGTCCCCCTAAATGGACAGATGTCCTTAACGTACGGATCACAGCTTTCACTGGGTCTTCAGCTATCGAGCCTACCGAGGGGGGATCCCGCTTTATCTCATTGGCCACAGGGTCAACCGTGGCTGGCATTTTCCAAGGGGGTGCAGATGCCACATTTACATTGTCGGCCTCCCATGAATCCCTGACCGGTAGTCAACCAGAGGTTAAACTTCAGTTCCCCTCCGTTCGACTGCGTAACTCGGCATCCGACGGCGGTATTTCGAACCCTCGAAACGCATACTGGGGTTTCTCTCCAACGCGCAACTCCGGGTCAAGTCGCTTCGATCCAAGTACTCCGAACGTTCAAGACTTGCTCACCAACGGATTTGGAGCGCTCGCTGACAACTCTTCATTCTCGAAGACCGGTATTGATGGATATGCATATATCTTCACCCTCGACAACCTTCAAGATGCTGGGCTGTCATCAACGTCGCTGTTCTATCGTTCGGGATCCCGCACCAGCGAAACTTCCTACACCGCTATCTCGGGTGGCTATGTCAACCTGCTGGATGCGGGCTATGATAGATTTACTGTTCCGTTCTGGGGCGGCTTTGACGGCTTTGATATTAAGCTGCCAGATCCTCTCTATAACAAGGGAATGTCGACAGCAGCAACTGAGAAAAACAACGCTGCATACTACACCCTTAAGCGGGCCATCGACACCCTCGCTGAGCCAGAACAAGTAGAGATTAACCTACTCACAGCACCCGGCACCACCCAAACTGGGTTGACCCAGCACATGGTTAGCGTGTGCGAGGCCCGGGCCGATACGATGAGTCTCATTGATCTACCCGACATCTACATCCCCGTAGCTGAACAATATAAAAGCACTGTCGCCGCCCGCGTTCCGGGGAACCCTCAAGGCACAGCAACAGCCCTGAGAGACCGAGGAATTGATTCTTCTTACGGCGCAACCTTCTACCCTTGGGTCCAGACCCGCGATGCCAACACCGGCGCCGCAGTTTGGATACCACCGAGTGTGGCAATGCTAGGTGTTCTCGCTAGTTCCCAGAAGAGAGCACAGCTTTGGTTCGCCCCGGCTGGGTTCAATCGCGGAGGTCTCTCGGAGGGCGCAGCCGGTATCCCTGTCACAGCGGTTACCGAGAAGCTAACTTCTAAACAACGTGATCTTCTCTACGAAGCTAACATCAACCCGATCGCCTCATTCCCATCGAGTGGAATCGTGGTATTCGGCCAGAAAACTCTCCAAGAAAGGCAATCTGCCTTAGATAGGATTAACGTCAGACGTCTGGTGATTTACTTGAAGAAGCAAATCTCTGTCATCTCCACCAAGATTCTTTTTGAGCAGAATGTACAAACCACATGGAATCGCTTTATCGGTCTTGTTGAGCCGTTCCTTGCGAATGTTAAGAGTAACTTCGGTATCTCTGACTACAAGTTGATTCTTGATTCATCAACTACAACCCCCGATCTTATCGATCAAAACATCATGTATGCAAAGATCATGGTGAAGCCTGCCCGTTCAATCGAATATATTGCGATTGACTTCGTAATTGCTTCCACCGGCGCATCATTTGATGATTAAAAATAATCTGAACACTATTTAACAATTGAACATAGGAGCCATTTAAAATGCCATTCTGGTCAGACAACTTTGCCGAAAGCACACAACTCAAAGATCCTAAGCGCCAGTTTAGGTTCAAAGTCGAATTTACAGGGATCAGTGCACCACAGGGAGGTTCTCTCTTGTGGTATGCTAAGTCCGTCAACAAGCCAGCGTTTACTATTGAAACGTCAGAGCACCAATATTTGAACCATACGTTCTATTACCCCGGTTCAGTGAAATGGGAACCGATTAGCGTCACCTTAGTGGATCCCCGCGATCCCGATATGACTGCTACTCTTTCCGACATCATTAACCTTTCTGGTTATACCCCTCCTTCCAACCCCAACTCGCTTGGCACTATGTCAAAATCACGCGCTGCGGGCGCCCTCGGAGCAGTATACATTTCCCAGATTGATGGCGATGGCAATGAGATCGAGAAGTGGACCTTGTGGAATGCTTTTATTACAAATGTTAAGTATGGTGACCTTGCGTACGGTACTGATGATTTGGTAGAATTAACCCTTGAGCTTCGCTACGATTGGGCCCGCCTTCAAACCCCCAACGGGCCTTCCCGTGCTACGGGCGGCGATGAAGCAACCACTTTCTTCCAATCCTAGTACAAGAATCTCTTAAACATGTTATAATGTTCACATACGATATTTCAAAAGAGGTGTATATTGTCAAGAAACAGTGATCGAATGGGCGCCCAGACCAATGCAGATACGGCCCCCACTCAACAATTAATCCAAAATACGGAAACAAACGACTTCTCGTTTATTGTTCCCACCGAGTTGGTAGATCTGCCTTCAAAGGGCGCATACTATCATGAAGACCATCCGCTGCATGGAATGGACTCAATCGAAATCAAGCAAATGACAGCTAAAGAAGAAGATATGCTCACTTCGAGAACTCTTCTCAAAAAAGGCGTTGCTCTTGAACGAGTATTGGCGAGCATTATTATTAATAAAACCATTCATCCTGATTCATTGCTGGTAGGGGATAGAAATGCCCTTATTATCGCCGCACGGGTCTCCGCTTACGGCAATGAGTACAACACCACAGTGACATGCCCCGAGTGCAACACTTCCCAAGAGTATAACTTTGATCTTAACCATGGGAAGACTTATACTGGATATACAGATCCGGCATATGTTACCAACAACAACAATGATGGCACTTTCACCACTCTTCTTCCGCGCACAAAGCTAGAGATCACCTTTCGGCTCTTAAATGGAGCCGATGAGCGCCGCTTTGTAGAGGGCGTCGAACATGACCGCAAGCAAAAGAACACTCATGAAAGAAATATCACAAGGCAGCTTCTCAATATGATTGTAGGAGTTAACGGAAATACTACTTCTGAAGCCATCAACTATCTGGTACAGAATATTCCCTCCATGGATGCACGCCACTTGCGCGCAGCCTACAAAGAAGCAAACCCCAATATCGATCTCGCTCAACATTTTGAATGCTCAGAATGTGATTACGAGAGTGAATTGGAGGTGCCGCTCTCCGCGGACTTTTTTTGGCCTGACGCCTAACTACATGGAAAACGTGTATGAGCAATTTTTCTTCCTGAAGTACTCAGGAGGGTGGTCGCTCGCTGAAGCCTACAACTTACCTATAGGTCTGCGTAAGTGGTTTGTTGAAAGGCTCGTTAAACAATTAGAGGCTGAAAAAGAAGCCATTGAGCAGGCCTCCAAGGGAAGCGGAAATCAACGTTCCCAAACGCATACTCTCACAGAAGCAAACGGCCCTCCCGCACCCATTTCTTACGGGAAAAAATATGGAGAGGGTTAAAGCTCTCTCTTTTTGTATGCAAACTATTTATTGAGTAAGGATACTTTTGTATGGGCGCCGAGCTTCAAGATGTAATTAACGCGATTAATAGCCTAGGATCGTCCATGTCGGCCAGCGCCGCCGCTAGCGCACCCGACTCCCCGGAGATGATCCAGCGCCGCATGGAGGGACTCAACAGTGAAAATGAGGCCTTGGAACGCCAGCGCAGGCTCATAGATCAGCGCGCAGCTTCCGCACAACGAGACGCGGACCTCCGTCAAAACGCGATTGAACAGGCCCGTAACGAGGAACAAGTGCTGCAGGCCGTATATGATGCCCAGATGGCCAATACGAGCGCTAGCGCAGAATCCCGAGCAGCTGCTTTAGAAAATCTAGAGACCGCCCGCGCTGCGACTGACCAGTTGGAGGACGAGTCGGCCGAGCTAGATAGGAACACTCAGTCTCGCGAAGCTAACAATGCCGCCATCCAGTCGATGACAAGCAGTGTCCAAAACTCAATGATGGCTTATCAGAAGCACAGTGTGGTGAATGTGGCCAATATCGTGAACATGGGTAAACAGATAAAGAAAGTTGGCCTTCTGGGTGCTGCCCAAGCAGCAGTCACTGGCATTCTCCTAGCCTTTGTGGATTCAGTTCTGGCGCTTACAATGGAAACTGATAAGCAAACATCAGCCCTCATGAGAAATACGGGAGCTACTCGCGAACAGGCTCTGGCGATAGCTGATGACGTACAACACATGGCCTCTTTGGGCGTAGAAGTGGGAGAACTGACAGCTGCCCACGAGGCCCTCCGCGGGACCATGACAGACTTCACGAGGATGTCCTCCAACCAACAGCGTGAGATAGCCAACACGGGCGCCCTCTTGGCTGAGCAGGGGGTATCCCTTGATGATTACGCGAAAGGGATGCAAACGGGCACCAAGGCGTTTGGTATGAGCGGCACAGCCATGGCGGCGACAAGCCGCGAGCTTAATAGCTTGGCAACACAGATCGGGGTCGTTCCGAAGCAGATGGCAGCCGACTTTGCGAATTCGGGAGGGAAGTTAGCCAAGTTTGGTAGTGATGGGGTGAGAGCTTTCAAAGATCTTGCTATCGTTTCTAAGTCAACTGGTCTTTCGATTGATAAGCTGCTTAAAATAACCGATAAATTCGATACATTCGAAGGCGCAGCAGAACAAGCCGGAATGTTGAACGCTGCGTTGGGTGGAAACTTTGTAAATGCAATGGATCTCATGATGACCACCGATCCTGCTGAACGTTTCGGAATGATTAAAGACGCCATTATGAACACCGGACTTTCTTTTGATGAAATGTCATATTACCAAAAGAAGTTTTATGCCGAAGCTGCAGGCTTAGATGATGTGAACGATTTGGCACTTCTAATGTCTGGCAACATGGATAAGCTGACTGCATCCAGTAAAATGACTAGCGACCAAATTCACGACCTTGAGAAGAGAACCGAAGAATTTCGAGATATCGGAGAAAAGTTCAAAAACTTACTGAGAGCATTTATTCCAGTAATGAAGCCGCTGATCAAGGATTTACGCAAGATAGCGGACGAACTGGCAAAGAATGAGACACTCATTGCAGACATCACCGGCCTCTTCAAGGGCATGGGAACTGTTCTCAAGTTCGTGGCCGAGAACTTCAAATTGGTCGCCGGCGCCATCGTGGCGCTTGGCATCGGCGCGATCGTCATAAAACTGCTCTTGCTCGCCAAAGCACTCGGTATAATAGGTGTGACAGCCCCACCAGTCGCCGGCGCGATCATGGGCACCGTTGGGCCCATGCTGGCCTTTGGTGGCGCCGCGGCGCTTGTAGGTGCTGGTATCTGGATGGCTTCCGAGGGTATTGCGTCCATGGCAAAGGCATTCAGCGGCTTAGACGCCAATGCCATGGCTGCTGTGGGAGTGGCTCTTCTTGCGATGGGGGCGGGTATATATTTCTTAGGAGGCGCCTCGGCAGCAGCATCCGGACCCCTGATGGCCCTCGCGTTTTCTGTTATGATGATCGGCGCCGGAATAGGCTTAGCCGCCGCTGGTATAGGACTAATGGGTGCTGGTTTTGGCATGATGTTTGAACATGCTGACGCAGACAAGCTCCAAAGCCTCGCTGGCGTCATTTTTTATCTCGCATCAGCGATCGGAATTCTGGGTGGATTAGGCCCCGTCGGCGCCGCGGGAATGGGAATCTTAGCCGGCGGCTTTCTGGCTTTGGGTGCCTCGATTATGATGATGGAAGGATCTCTCACTGCTTTCGCCCAGTTTACTGGCAATCTTTCGGCATTGACCCAAGACACCACCGGACTGAAAGAAGTAGCTACCGAGATTAAGGCGATTGCAGACGCCATCTGGACTCTTCCCCTCATGCCTACTTTAGCACTCTCTACGGCCTTTGAGCATGCCCGGGCCTCCGCAACTGTCGGCGCCCATAGTGCTGCTGCAAACAGGACTGCTGCAGCGGCACCTGCAAATCAACCGCCACCAAAAGTTGAGGTGAAGGTATATATTGAAGACGTGGAGGTTAAGCCCTCTAAGATTGAGACCGCCCTCAACGATATAATAACACCTCTAATTAGTTAATAAACAAGGATAAAGAAAATGGCAAAAGATAGTTTAGGAATGTTTGATCAACAACGCTATAAAAAGATCACTCTTAATGATAAAAATGGCACCCGCGCAGGACACTTGAGCCCTGCCACCACGGATGGCATTGCCAACAACGCCGAAGCAGTATTGAGCTTCTTTCACATCCCCTCCGAGACGGATGTATTCTTTAAAGCCTTTATTACTACTTTTCAGGAGAGTTATACTTCGGATTGGAATGAAGAAAAGGTATTTGGGCGTACTGACGGCATATACACCTTTAAAAGCAACACACGCCGATTTACATTAGCTTGGAAGATTCCTGCCGACACTACGGGGGAAGCCTACGAAAATCTAGCTAAAGTCCAGAGATTGGCTCAGTTTTTGTATCCAACGTATGCGAAACTAGATGAAGTCCGCGATGTTTTATCTCAAAGCCCTCTCGTGCGCTTAAAGATAATGAATCTTGCACAAAGAACAGACTGGCTCGCGGCCCAGGACTTCTCGGAATCCGCCGGCCAGCTCTTTAGTTCGTATACCTCAACCAATGATCCGTCCGATGGAATATTGGGTACCATCAACAGCTTGAATATAAATCACAATCTCGAAAACCCAGCCGCCGGCATCGTTCAAATGAAGCAAAATACCATCCTTCCGAAATTAATTGAAGTGAGTATAGACTTTACGGTTATACACGAGGAAACGCTGGGCTGGACCGCCGACAAGGACTCTACCTTTATGGACGCGTCCTTCCCCTACGGCGCCCGAATGGCGGAAGAGAGCCCCAATGTCATGAAAGATCAAAGCTATAGCGAGAAGATAGAAGCTCGTAAAGCCGAAGAACGAGGCCGCCAGCAGGCAGAACAAGATCGGGCCAACGCCGAGGCCCGCGGCTATGACAACCTATTCGGCAGTTCGCCAGAAAGAGACCGCAAGCGCATGGATAGAACTGTCGACCGAGCCATGAAGGGAAAGAAGGTCGGTGCTACCCGCGTAGAAAATTATGCATACTTAGAGAGCGCCCAGCGCGGCTATGAAGCTGGAGGGGGCACGGTCGCAGAGCCGGCCAATCCGGGTTGGACATCCGAAGCACTGGCGGACTTTGTTGAGTAACTCACACTCGTATAAATAGGAAAAGAATATGTCAAGATACAACAGATATAAAATATTAAACAATAACAACAAGTATTATCGCTTCTTAAGACTAGAAAGAAACGATCTTGCCAATATCCGCCACTACGAAACGCCGATCCTGTATCAGCCAGATGTAATAGATCGCGCAAACCTCAACACAACCACTCATATTTGGGTCGTCGGAGATCGCTACTATAACTTAGCCGATCAATACTATGGTGACCCCAAGCTGTGGTGGATCATAGCGTGGTATAATGGACGACCAACAGAGTCAGATTGCTTTCCGGGAGATCTGCTGACGATCCCCCTTCAAGCCGCACCCGTGTTAGCTCTTCTTGGAATAGGATAACCAACCAATGTCTGATAAATGTAGCAAAGGCTTAAACCAGGAGACACAAGCCGCAACCATTCTTTGGCTCAACACTACAGGTTGCGCAGAAATGGCGCGCCTCGTCGCAGCTATCAAAGAGGAGGGTGATCTTGCTAATAGTGCTCTCGGCGGCATAGAGACAGCCCTCAAGGCGGCCGGATCCACACTCTCGACACCCACGCCGCTGTCAGGCGATATCACGAGCGCCCCCACCGTGGCGCCCACCGACGCCCCACTCACAGCGGGAGGAAGAGACGGCCCTCCTTTGCAGGCCATTAAGACCTTTCAGGGTGCCATCGACACACTGCTCGCAAACCCCACGCTTCCCGCTGACGCGAAAACAGCTGCGGAACAGGCAAAGCTAGCGGCGAGGGGCCTGAACGCCAGATGGCATGAGCTTCACGACCTCAATGACAAGATGCACGAGAAGATGGCAGCAGACAAGGAGGCAAATCAGGGATATCTCGCCGCGGCAGCGAGCGCTGTCGATGACGTCATAGAGGGAGACGTCACAGGCGTCCTCGGTGCTCTGGCACCGTTCTCCCCCCTAGTTTTGGGACTCCGGTACTTCGGCAACAAGGCCGCGGCAGAAGCGGATGCTGAGTTTGACGCAGCCACACAGGCCCGCGGAGACGTATTATCCAAGGGCATCGCAGGATTGCAGGCCAATGAAAACTATTTGGGCACTCCCTTCCGCGAACAGTGCTTTATTCAGACCAATATCTTTCCATTAGTGGAGATGAGACGCTCGGGGAACTTTGTAAAAAAGAAACAATATCCGAGAAAAACCGCCCAAGGATGCTTAATGGCCGGCGGTGCACCTTTTGGCTTTCTCAATAGATTAACGCAGGGCCCCCACACTAGCGCTATGTTTAGTATTCCTCACGAGGTATTATCTCAGTTACAGCCACAGGTCCTTTTTTACAAAGTAAGTACAGCCGATGATGGCAGTTTGATTGAAACTCCAATTACCTTCCCCAAATCAACGTTTGCAACCGATATAACAGATATGCTAAAAAATAAAAATAGAAGAGGTTACGGCGTGGGCCTCAAGAGCTTCAAGTGGACTTATGATGGATCGGATCCTTTTTCCACGAAAAAGAGCATCAAATCACAGCTTCAGGTACATGCTACGAGCTTTGCAGAGTTGCTGCGCCCACGCGGTGACGAGAGTAGACCTTTTCGCTATGCCGACTTGGCCATGAAGACGGGCAAAATCGACGATAGGGTACCTCCGGCATGCAGTACATCGGTAAACGATACAATTTTGGATGCATCCGAGAAGCTGGATTTTAGGTTAAAAGCGGTTGTAGGATATGCCATTCCGGGGAACTTGTCGGTCACCCGCGCCGATAAAGATAAGATTAGTCGTGCAATTGCCGATAGTTTTGTCACACTGGAGCTAACCCCCACCATTCATAGTTTTGATTTTGATGATACCGGAAGGGTAACATTCACCATTAACTATTTGGCATATATAGAGGACTTTTTTGATGATTATTATTATGATATTTTTGCATCTGGAGCCACCAACTCAATCGATTCCTATAAGTTCCGCATGCAGAAAGCGTTTGACATAGCGGCCCAGAAAGCAAAGGTGGAAGGGGGTGTCCCGACTATCAACACGGATGATTCCAAGGCACTGAAAGCCCTACAAACTCGCAACCTTAGATCTTTGACAACGCGACTTGTGAAGCGCAAGCGAATGTATTATTATAAACTGGACCTAAAGAGTTTAAACCAGGGAACCATAGGTGCAATATTGCCCATATATGATAGCAATGATCAGATATTGAATGAGACCGAGGTAAAAACCGAAATCGCCAACTTGAAGGCAGAAGCGGCCCGGTCTGCCAAAGATGTAAAAAAACAGCGCCGGCTGATCAGCCAAGCCAACGCCTTGACAAAAAACCTTGAGGAGTCCCACCTGGAGGGCGAAGAAGCCCAGCGTCATGCATCGGACAAAAAACGGCAGGTTACTTTCTTCTTTTTATATGACTTGGTAGATACAATTCTGGAGGGGATATATACGGCCCTTAATACGGCATACCCCAAAACCCTTACCGCGATGCAGGCAGTTAACGAGGCAGAAAAAGTCAAAGCTAAAGAAATAAAAACTCTTCGTGGTATGCAAGAGAATTTTTCGCAGCTGAGAGTGCTTTTGGGGCCTATGGAGATCGCCAATCCTCACAAGAAAAGCGAATATGTGAATATTTCGTTGGGTGAGATTCCGATCTCTCTGAAATATTATAGTGAATGGATGAGTGATAAGATTTTGTCGAGAGACAGAACCGGCTATACCCTTAGTGCTTTTTTAAATGATTTCATAAAAAACTATTTGCGCAACTTCCTAAATGACAACGCATGCGGCGGAGACAAGTTTCGACAAAAGGCTTCTCTCCACACTGCAACCGTATCTGCGTATTCTATGGATGAGGCGTATGATAACATCACTCTTTTTCAGAAGCTTCTCAACATAGGTGTAAAGCCCAATGAGGAAACGGACGTTTTTGTGACTCCCCCCGCCTCCGCGGATTTTCCGCGCCCATTTTTAAACACTATGGGATCTCGGGTAACAATGGGGCCCCGCAGTATGGGTCAAGCGATGCAGCATAACTATATGATGTTTTATTCAGGCCGAACACGCCCAGATGAGTTAATGACGGGCAATTCGCAGCTGGATCAGGCCAACGGCATATATCACTATGTTATGGGCGACGCAAAGGGAATTGTCAAAAACATCCGCCTCGACAAAAAGTCGGCAAAGGGCTTGAAAGAGTTACGCTTCGAACAAGAAGGATATGATGGCTTGCTGCAACTTCGAGAAGTATATAATGTGACAATTGATGCATTTTTGCTTCCCAACACCTATCCGGGTGTTTATATTTTTGTTGACCCTCGCGGCTTTGCCCCTGATACGACTGGATATGAGGGAATAGATCCTGTCACTAAAAAGCCCTTTCCCGTGGATATGTATGAGTTGACTCGGTATGGTGTTGGGGGCTACTATATGATTACTAAATCCGAACACACTATTGCTGCAGGCGAACGCAGCAGTCAAATACTAGCATCATGGGTTGCTTCCAAAGAAAAGCCCGGCGCCGCCCCCGCTACAGACACCAGCGTAGAAAGCGGCGAAGAGGGCGTACAGAAATGCCGAGCCCAGAAGAAGAAGCTAGCGTTCGACATGGGAGGCGCCACACCGCCACCACCCGTACCGCCTGATGATGTGGAAGTAAATCCGGCACACGAACCCCCATCAGAAGAAGAATGGAACGAGGATTCGGGCGAATCTGACGTCGACTCATTCACAACATCCGAAAACCCGGATGAGTGGGAGACCGAGGCGTTGCCCGGCCCGACTTGCCACACCGCCGGCGAGTGCATGGAGGAGTTCGGCAATCGAGCCGCGACTAGAGAATAATGCACAACAAGGAACCAATTTAAATGTCAAAATATTTTAAGCAAAACAATAGCGAAAGCACGCGCCATCTGTATAACAAATCTCTCATTTACACAGC